CAATCAAAGAAAACGACTCGAAGTAAGTCACGCCTGAGCTATACTGCACTCGTCAACATTTTTCATATCACGGAGAACTCTATGTCCGACCTCACCCCGCGCCCGAAAGCGCCGTTCATCAAGAAGCCCGTTGCACCGAAAGGTCACGAGGCGTTTCTCAAAGCCCTCGAAGTTGCGGGCGCTGTCATCAACGTGGCCCTGGCCACCAGCCCCGATGCCGCCCCGATGAAGGGCACCATCAAGCACTCCGACAAGTACACGATCAGCCTGAAGGTCAGTCACCCCGACGGCGGCTACCAAGTGTTCGTGATCTTCAAGCACGCCATCGAATGCTTCTGGACCAACCCTGAAGACCAACCCGTCAAAGCGGCCTGAGATGTATGACGGACGCAACCTCTATCGCGGAGCAATCTACCGCTGAAATGATCGGCTCGTCATTTGAAGGCGAGCGCACCCCCACACCATCGACCTCTACCGTGTTGGATGACATCACGGAGAAGTTCGACTTCGACGAAGACTTCCAGACTCGCGTCGCCGTTTTGGCCACGCAGAACATCGAGTTCGTCAACCGTGTCGGCCACCTGCTGAAACCTCAATACTTCGAGGACGCGGGCGAGGCGACGATGGTCAACCTGGCGCTGTCCTACCACAGCCGCAATCGCAGTCTTCCCGACAAGACGATCATGGCCGACATCCTCAAGCGGGGTGTCGCTAACAAGGTCGTGAAGAAGGATGTCGTGCCGCTTGCGGTCGCCGCCTACAAGAAGCTCTACGGCGCGGCAGACGCATCGGGTCGTGAGTACATCGAGGAGCGGGTCGTCGAGTTCGCTCGCCACCAGGCCACCAGCGCCGCCATTCTGAAGTCCGTCGAGTTGGTTCAACGCGGCGAGTTCGAGAAGGTCGAGCAGTACATCAAGGAGGCGGTCGAAGTCGGCATCAACGAAGACGGCGGCGCCTACGACTACTACTCGAACATCAGCATCCGCACCAGCGAACGCCTGGACGATGCGGCCGGCACCAAGCCCCCTCGTGGCATCACCACAGGGCACCTGAAGCTGGACGAGATTCTCTACCACCGTGGATGGGGTCGCAAAGAGCTTGCGACCATCATGGGCGGCGCCAAAGCCGGTAAGACCACCGCGCTCATTGGGTTCGCAAAGGCTGCGTCCCTTGCGAAGTTCAACGTGCTCTACATCACCCTCGAGGTGTCGGCCAAGATCATCAGCGACCGCCTGGACGCATCGATCTCGGACACGCTCATGAAGGAACTGGGCAAGCACATCAAGGACATCGAGTCCAAGGTCAGTGCGATGGAGTCCCGCTCGGGCAAGCTGATCATTCACGAGTTCCCATCCGGCACCTTCAGCCCCAAGCAACTGCGGGCACTGCTGGATCGCTACGAGGCGAAGGGTCAGAAGTTCGATCTGGTCGTCGTGGATTACGCCGACATCATGGCGCCGAACTTCCGCTACAACGATGTGATCGAGAACTCCAAGTCGGTCTACGTGGACTTGCGGGCGATCGCCCAAGAGAAAGACGTTGCGATGCTCACGGCCACCCAGACCAACCGAGAGGGCTACAAGGCCACCGTTGCGAAGGCCGAGCACGTCGCGGAAGACTTCAACAAGGTGCGAACGGTTGACTTGATGATCTCCATCAACATCACCGACGAGGAGCGCAGCAAGGGCGAAGCCCGTCTGTACTTCGCGGCCAGCCGTAACCAGGAGTCCGGCTTCACGCTGTTCATCAAGCAAGACATCGCCAAGATGAAGTTCATCGAGTCGATCGTTCGGAGAGAGTAATGAGCCGCAACGAAGACCTCCAGGAAGCCCTGGAGACGATCGACATGGAGTCGTGGCTCGACCGCGAGGGTGTGACCTACAAGGTGACTCGCGGCTCCAGGGGCACCCAGCTCAACATCAAGGAGTGCCCGTGCTGCGGTGGCTCGAACTGGAAGGTGTACCTCAACGCCGAGAACGGTTTGGGCAACTGCTTCTCGGGTGACTGCGAGACGAAGTTCAACAAGTGGAAGTTCATCCAGGCCAGCCTGGGCACCTCCGTCAGCACCCGCGACCTGATCGAACACATCAAGACCGTGGCATCAGAGCAGGGCTGGCATCCGAAGGTGCGCAGTACGGCGACAGTTCGGCATACGGGTGAGCTCCACCTGCCAGAGTCGATCGCCATGCCGCACAAGGGGCGCAACCTCAAGTACCTGGACAACCGTGGCATCACGGCCGACATCGCCACGTACTTTCGGCTGAGTTACTCGATTGACGGCGCTTTTGTCTATCTTGACGAAAACGGCAAGTCACGGCGTCAGAGCTACGCCGGCCGCATCCTCATCCCGATCTACGACCTCGAGGGCAACCTCGTCAGCTTTCAAGGGCGCGACATCACGGGTACGGCGGAGCAGAAGTACCTGTTCCCACCTGGCTTCGCCTCGACGGGTGCGTACCTCTACAACGGCCAGAACGCCGTTGGAGCCGAGCGCATCGTGATCGGGGAGGGCGCATTCGATGTGATGGCCACCAAGATCGCGCTCGATGGCGACCCGAGCCTGCGGGACGTTGTGCCTGTCGGCTCCTTCGGCAAGCACCTGTCTGAGGGTACGGCGGAGAGCCAGGTAGGCAAGCTGATCACGCTCAAGGAGCGGGGCCTGAAGCAGGTCACGTTCATGTGGGACGGCGAGAAGCGGGCGACCCAGGATGCCGTGAAAGCCGCCCTCGTCGTGCGCAGCCTGGGCCTCGTCGCTCGGATCGCGTTCCTACCCAGGGACAAAGACCCCAACGAGGTGGCCCCGGACGTGGTGCGCCAGGCGTTCTACAAAGCCGAGACGCTGACACCGATGACCGCCGCCAAGATCAAGCTCAAGTGTCTGGGGTGATGTCTTTGCCGGGGTCTTACCCGCGCTTCGGTTCATACAATTCAATCAGATGACATTTTGTCACGGAGAAATATGACAGTTCCTATCACAATCGAATCCAAGTTCTTGATGCACGAAAGCGGCAGCAAGTTCTATGAAATCATCACGCTCAACGCCGCCGACATCGGGCAGCACATCGTCGTCAAGCGGTGGGGCAAGTCCAGCGCACAGAACGGCGGTGGTGAGATTCAGGTCCACACCCACCCGTCAGCTCGTAAAGCAGGCGCTGCCGCCGACACCGTCAAGCGACAGAAGGAGGGACGCGGGTACGCACACCAAGCGGGCGGCCCTGGGCTGAACAGCTTCGGCGGACAGCTCACCAGCGGCAACATCGCGCACTTCCTTGAGACGCACTACGGCAAGAACAACGCTCGCGCCATCTTGAGCAACTTCGCCGATGACCGGATCAGAGGCTTGCAGGCCACGACGATGGTTCTCGACGAAGCGTCCAACATCGTGAGCGAGGAGCCAGCGCCAGAACCCGAACGCGGCGAATCGTGGGGTAGCTGGTGAGGACACCTGCGCGGCAATCGAGCGCACCGCATCAAACCCCGCAGAAATCGCACTACACTATCAGTCAGCAATGAACTAACGCCCGTTCTGGGTCAAAGGAGTCTCTATGTTCGACGCTATCGAAACAGCGGTTCGCGCACGCCAACCGATCTACCCGCCCGAGCAGTCTGCTGGCGGCATCAACACGTTCACCGTCAAGGGTTGCAAGGTGGTGGGTCACACCCCTGGCTACTGCGTATGCCTGAACAAGATCAAAGCATACGAGCGCGACAAGGCGCTGACCTCATACCCCGAGTGCGAACGCGCCATCTCAGGTAAGGTCTGCCCCGCGCTGGACATGCGCCGCGAAGAGCAGGTTGCCGGCCAGGCGCTGTACTTCATCGACCGCGCACTGTTGCGCGAGGAGATGGACAAAGCGTTTGCCAGTTCGAGCGCTCGTTTCGCCCCGACCAAAACAGTCGTCACCACCAAGCCGACGAGAGCCGCACCCACCACGCTCAAAGACACCACCGAGGGCATTCACCCGACGGCCAGCGTGTTCGAGCCTGAGAACGGCTACGCGGCAGCGATCAACGCCGCGATCAAAGAAGCGGCCACCCAACCCGCTGAACCAATCCCCGAGCCGAAGGTGGTTAGCCCATCGCCTTCGCCGGTCAAACAGGGTCTCTCGATGGTCGAGCGGACTCGTCTTCAAATGGGTCTTTCTAAGGAATAAGTCATGAGTGAGCAACCTACCACCGAAACGACTGCGGACGCAGGCGTGGATCGCAACGCGCTGAACAACAGCTTCGATCACGCCATGCGAACGCTGCTGGACGCCCAGCGCGAAATCAACAACGCGGGCGTGCCTGCACCGGCCCTGGCCAGCGCTCTGTGCGCCTCATACGTCACCTTCGTGAGCGCGATGGTGGCCTCGATCGGGTTGCCCAAAGAAGAGGTGCTGAACACCTGCAAGGAAGCCCTCGACACGATGGATGAGTTCGTCAACGTGGCCTACGACCGCATGGTCAAGGAGATCGAAGAGGCATCCAAATGAACTCGGATGCAATCTTCGACGCGATCGAGGAGATTGCGAACACCTCCAGCAAAACCGGCAAGGAAGCGCTCGTCGCCAAGTATGGTGCGGATGGCAGCTTCATTGCAGTGCTGGAGGCAGCGCTGAACCCCTTCAAGACATACGGGATCGCCAAACGCCCCTCGGTGGATCACCACCTGGATGGAATCTTCGACGCTCAGACCTGGAGTCTGCTGGCTGGCCTGGAGACACGCACACTGACGGGCAACATGGCCCGCGAGTCGCTGGTGTCGGAGCTCATGCGCCTGAACGCCAACTCGGCCGAACTGCTCTGGCGCATCGTCAGCAAAGACCTGCGGGCGGGCTTCTCGGAGTCCACGGTCAACAAGGCCATCCCTGGCACGGTGCCCACCTTCGACTGCATGTTGGCTCACAAGTTCGAGGCGCATCGGGTCAAGAAGTGGCCAGTCGTTGCCGAGCCCAAGTTGGATGGCGTGCGGGTGCTGGCATTCGTCGATGTCACCAAGCCCTCGGTTCACTTCTTCAGCCGCTCAGGCAAGGAGTTCA